GGTGTTGCGGGTTGGATTGATACATTATACTACCACATTAGCGAGTATTTTAGAATACAAACTAAAGGGCAGTTGTATGTAGGTTTATACGAGGAAGAAGCAAGCACATACACATTTGCAGCGTTAACCACAATGCAAAACTACGCAATGGGCGAAATTAAGCAAGCAATGGTGTTTGAAAAAAACGTAGCATTCAGCGCGGCACAATGTGCGGCATTGCAAGCTATCGCAACGGCAAATGAAGCGGTTTACAAACCTATGCAAATTATGTTGAACGCTGAAATAAGCGCAACAGGAAGCGTTGCTACATTGGTTGACCTATCAACACAAACAGCACCAAATGTAAGCGTGTGCATTGCACAAGATGGCGCAAATGATGGGTATTACATTTACAAAGCAACTGGCAAATCAGTTGGTGCGATAGGTGCGATGTTAGGCGCGGTTTCATTATCTGTTGTAAGTGAATCAATCGCTTGGGTTGGCAAATTCAACATGGCATTAGGAAGCGAATTAGACACGATTGCATTCAGCAACGGTCAATTATATTCAGCACTTGCAGATAGTCAATTTGAAAGCCTAAACAACTACTCATATACGTTTTTGCGCAAGCTCACAGGCATCGCTGGAAGTTATTGGTCTGATAGCAGAACAACAATAACGCAAGCAAGCGACTATGCAACAATCGAAAACAATCGCGTTTACCAAAAAATTACGCGTGTAGTTAGGGCAAATATGTTACCTGCATTAAGTTCACCATTGAAAGTGAATGCAGATGGCACTTTGACCGCAGGCACGATTGGTTACTTTGAAACATTGGCAAACAATCCATTAGTTCAAATGGAGGCCGATGGCGAGTTATCAGCACATAAAATTATTATTAACCCCGCCCAAGATGTACTTGCTACCTCAACACTTGAATTGACATTGCAGAATGTTCCTTTAGGTGTTGCGCGTATCATTAAAGTAAATGTTGGATTCGTAAAATCAGTATAAAACATGGCAGCAAATGGATTACCGTTAATAAACGGAAAAGCGTATGAGTTCGCAGATATTACTTGCATCATACTTGGCACACCTATCATTGGAGTAACTGCCATTGAATATGGAGAAGAAGACGCAATCGAAAACATATACGCAACAGGTCGTTATCCTGTTGCGCGTGGTTATGGTCAGATTACACCGAGCGCAAAGGTTACAATATTGATGAACGAAGTGATGAACATTGTAACGGCTGCCCCAAATGGTCGCATACAAGACATTCCAGAGTTTGACATCATTGTAACGTTTACCGATGTTAATTTGATTCCTGTTGTTCATAAGATTCGCAACTGCAGATTTATGAAAAACATGATTGCTTCTGCAACGGGTGACACATCAATACCAATGGAATTAGATTTAATTATTTCACATATCGAATTTGTTTAGTAAATTTGTCGAAACCAAATCAAAAAACAAATGGATAATATTGAAGAATTAAAGTCAAAGTACGCGGGTGTTGAAATTTACACATTAACGGTCTTAAATAGACAAGGCACACCTATCACAGTTCAATTACGCGAAATGGATAGGATAGCTTATAAGGTTGTTTCAGCGTTGATTGCTAAAGATGAATTGCAGGGTGTAGAATCGTTTTTAAGAACACTTTGTGTTAGTGGTGATGTGGAATCAATCATAGGTGATTTTAAAGCATTACGCAGCGCAGCAAGAACTATCCTGCCAATGTTAGAAATTGAAGCAGGCGAACTAAAAAAAAATTAGATTCGGCAAAAAAGTTATTTGAAACGGATGAGTTTGCGCGTCAAAATGCACTCATCCGTTTTTATTATCAAACAGACCCAAACCAAATGAATGATGAACAATGGGCAGAAGCTATTGAAAGCATCATGTGGGTGTTAAAGTTTAACGGTACAATTCAAGACAAGAAATGAACAATTCGGTTGAATACATATTAAGCCTTAAAGACAAGTTTAGCAGTGGCATAAAATCGGCTACAACTAACACTGAAAAACTAAACGGAGCGGTAGGTCAAGCGCAGAAATCATTGAGCGGTTTGGGTGGTGCTTTGGGTATTGGTTTGGGTGTTGCTGGTGTTGTATCATTTGGCAAGGCGGTTGTAGATAGTTTAGTAAATTACGAGTATTTTTCAGCATCATTAAGAACATTAATGAATGGCGATGCGCAGGCGGCAAAGGCATTAGAGAATCAGTTAGTTCAAACTGCCAAAACAACACCATTTAGTTTAGTTGAGGTTCAGGATGCAACAAAGCAACTTTTAGCATACGGTTTTAGCGCAGGCAAAGTAGTTGAAAACATCCGTATGTTAGGCGATGTTGCAAGTGGATTAAAGATACCATTTGGTGATATTGCGTATTTGTATGGTACGTTAAAAACGCAAGGCAGAGCGTTTAGTAAAGATATTAATCAATTTACAGGTCGCGGTATTCCTATTGTTAAAGAATTAGCAAAACAATTTGGTGTTGCTGATAGCGAGGTGATGAAGCTTGTTGAAAGTGGCAAGGTTGGATTTGCAGAAGTTGAAAAGGCATTTCAATCAATGACAGCAGAGGGTGGCATGTTCTTTAATATGATGGCAGAACAAACCAAAACTGTTGGAGGAAAAATAAGTGCATTGGGTGATAGCTATGAGCAGTTAAAAGTTAATATAGGTAAATCGCAAGATGGAATTATAGCAAGTTCAGTATCATTTGCAGATAGGTTAGTAGCAAATATGTCAAGAGCATTTAGCGAAGCAAATTTAGAAGCAGAAAACTTTTCTAAATATGGTGCTAAACAATTTAAATCAAGTTTTAACCCACTTTCATACTTTGATATTGGCGCACAAGCAGAACAAAGGCAATATCAAAAAGCATTAAGTATGATGTATATTGATGCGCCTGCACAAACTTTGAATGAAGCCATAGGTAGACAAACTGAATTATTTAATTTACTTACAAATGTTAGGCAGGCTTACAATAAAAAAGAAATTGATGCAACTGAATTTGGTCGCAAACGTGCTACGGTATTAGGTGCTATTGATGCCGTTAAAGGTCAAATATCATTATTGCAAAAAACACCTGCACAAACAACCGCAGCAGCTATGGGAGGCGCACCAACATCACCAACCTCACCCAAAGCCAAAGGTGGCACAGGAACAAACATTGTTGAAAGTAGAGGTGTGCAGAATTTCAATATATCAATCAAAGAATTTGGATCGGTTGTGTTAAATACAACAAATATTAAAGAGGGCGCAACACAAATCAAAGAAGTTATTGCGCAGGCATTGATAGAGGCAGTTAATGATTTCCAATTAATGGCAACAAAATAAATATGAGTTTACAATTTAACATACCATCGCCCGCACAAAAAGTAAATGTGCGCACACTTGCAAAAGGGTTTGGGCTTCCATTGGTGCAACGTGCTATTGTTGCAGGTAACAACTTGAATATAAAAACAGATACACCTGATGCAACTTCATCTTTAGGCACACCTATCTATGGCACTTTATTTATTGAAATGCCTGAATATACAACTTATGAATTTAATGATTTCACAAACGAGTACGTTGAAACACCAAACCAATTAGCAAGTAACACCGCAGCATCAGCAGCGCAAGGTTTATTCCTTAACGGTGTTATAATTGATGCAACGGTTAATAAAACAATCATTAAAACGGATGTAATTGATTTAAAAGGTACGGTTAAAGAGTACATTGGCGAAAGTGATATGACTATTACTATTCGCGGATATGTGGCATCACAAAACCCTGATGAATACCCCGATGACGATGCGCGATTGATTAAATCATATTCGAGTGCGCCAGTATCGTTAAAGGTTACAAATGACTTCTTAAATAATATACTTGGTGTTACTCAAATCGTTGTTGAAAGTTGTCAATTATCGCAGCAACAAGGACTTCGCAATGTGCAATATTTTCAGTTAAGTTGTGTTAGCGATATAGATTATACAATAACCAAAACAACTAAAGATGTTTAGAATCGTTTGCCGCGTAATATTAGAGCAGCAAGGCGATGGCCGTAGTGAAATATTTACTTTTGATAAGGTGAATAAAGTAACGGTTACGCGTTCATTTGATAAGCAAACACAAACGGCTTCGGTTATGTTACCGCGTAATGTCAAGTACAATAAAAAAAACATTTACGAGGGTGAAAATGCGATAATGCGCAGAGGTGATAAGATTAAAATTATTGCTGCCTATCACCCCAATGAAACCGTAATATTCACAGGATACATTGCAAAGATAAACAACAACGTGCCGATTGAATTATTGTGCGAGGATGAAATGTTTTTGTTGAAGCAAGCCATTTCGCCTAACTTATCTTTTTTAAGCGTTGATTTAAACACTTTTATTGGTAAGATGCTAACTAATATTAAAGTGCCGTACAAAGTTGATTTAACCGCACAATTGGGTAAGATAAAACTGCAAGAAGCAAGCGTTGGTAAAGTGTTGCAAGTTTTACGCGACCAATACGGTTTATTTTCGTTTTTTAAAAACGGAGTGCTTCGTGTTGGATTGCCATTTTATAAAGAGGAGGCAATGAAAGCGGTTTTCTTATTTGAAATGATGGTTAAGGAGGGAATGCAGTTAACGTATTTAAAAAAAGATGATGTTAAGGTGCAAGTTAAAGGCATATTGATTAAAAACAATGCGCGTGAAGAATTTATCTACGGTGACCCATCGGGTGACATTCGCACAGTATTTCAGTTGGGTGGCACAAAAGCCGATTTAGATTTAAAGTGTAATTCATTTTTAGAGCAAGCAAACTACACTGGTTATTATGGAAGCTTCAAAACTTTTTTAGAGCCGTTAGTTGTTCCGGGCGATTACGCTGTTATTGATAGTTGGAAGTATCCAGAGCGCAAAGGTAAATACTTAATCAAATCAGTTACAACGGAGGTAAGCACATCGGAGGGCGGTAAACAAACGATTGAATTAGAACGTAGAATAGCATAATATGAGCGTACAAGTAACAGATATACGGCAAGCAATACAAGCGTTAAGCGGTCTTAATGACTTGCAATATGAGGGTGTAGTGTGCAATGTGAGCGACATTGATTTGGCTACGTTCACATGCACTTGCACCCCGATAGATGGCAGTGCGGAGTTTTACGAGGTGCTATTGAATGCCGATGCTGATAAAGGTTTTACATTGATACCTAAAGATGGCAGCGTGGTTATCATTCAACAAACATCGCAAGCAAACGCGTACTTGACAATGGTGAGCAAGGTTGACCAAGTTTATTTGGCTGGCGATGCGAATGGCGGTTTGGTAAAAGTGCAAGTGTTGAATACTGCATTGAATAACTTACAAACCGAAATTAATACGTTGAAAGCTACATTAAGTGCTAATCTTACAGCAATGGGCGCAGCATTATCAGGAGTTGATGGAGGTGTAACAACAACACAAGCAGGTATTTTATCAGCACTTGTATTACCACAAATAAACATTTCACAAATCGAAAACACAACTGTAAAACATGGCAACGGCTAAAGATTTCTTACAAGACAGCGATGGTGATGCGCTGATATTTAACAACGATTTTGTTATCGGTGACAGTGATGAAGACCATATTGTTGACATAATAAATTCCGCACAAGGCGATTGGAAAGAGTACATTTTGTGCGGTGTTGGAATTGATAACTACCTAAATAGTTCGGGCGCACAATTACAACTTAAAAAACAAATATTGCTACAATTAGCGCAGGATGGATTCAGTTCAATAACTGTTAACTTTAGCGATAACAATAGTTCTAATTTCAATGTCGATGCTGTACGCGGTTAAGAATGGGCAAGGCATTTATGATGTTGCTATAATCGTTTATGGTGATGCTCAATATTCGGTTAAGTTATGCAATGATAATGACCTAACAATAACCGATTCAATAGAGGGCCTTACGCTAACTTTTGACGATACAATTAAGCGCAATGTTGTATCTGCGGCAATAAAGCAACAGAACACACCACAACAACCTGATAGAAGCTATTTTATTAAGCAAACGCAATCGGTTTATGATTTGGCTTTGCAGTTTGGTTATGGCCTTAATCGCGTGGCTGAATTTTGCAAGCTCACAGGATTAGATATTGCTTCAACGGATGTTGGAACACAAATAATTCAAGTTACTAAAATACCAAATAACATTCCATTTAACACTATATTTGCAACGCAAAGCGAAAGCGAAGCACCATTAATTCCTTATTTTATTTTGTTGGAAGACGGATTTTATTTATTGCAAGAAAACGGATCTAAAATACAATTATAATGGCAGATGAAAAAATAAGCGCGTTAACAAGCGCAGGCGCATTAGCAGGCACAGAACCTTTGCCTATTGTGCAAGGTGGTGTGACTAAAAAAACAACGGTGCAGGATATAGCTGATTTGGCGGCAGGTAATCAAACGTTAGCGCAAACATTAACCAATGGCAACGTAACAGGTGGCACAAATGTTAAGGTAAATAATGCCGATGCTGTTGAATTAGAAAACACTTCACTGCTAAAAAAAGGCACTTACGACTTCGGAGGCACAGGCGGCATAAGCCGTATATGTTCGGTTGGTTACGAGGACATGTGGCAGGCAGGCATTCATCACGTTTTTGATAACAATGGATTTTTACGAGAATCAACAAATTGTTTTAACTATGTACCTGACATAAGTTTTGATGAAACGTTAAGATTTAAAGCGGGGTCACGTTGGGTGTTAGATGATGGGACTGTTTACATTTGTAGCGATGCAACGGCAACAGCTGCGGTGTGGGCAATCGGAGGCATACCNACATTNCAACAAGTAACGGATGCNGGTGCTACAACNNCAGTAGGGTTAACTGTTGATAATGGAACTGAAAGCGTTGTAATTAAGCACGACCAAATAAAAATAGTAAACCCATTAGGAGCAGATGCGGTAATAACATCACCAACACTTGCAACAACAACCAATTTTGAAATACCGAACAAAGCAGGTGGCATAGAAACCTTTGCAATGTTGAGTGATATTGTTGCAGGTGGTGGTGATGTAGTTGGTCCAGCATCAGCAGTTGATAATAACATTGCGACATTCGATGGTACAACTGGAAAACTTATTCAAGACGGAGGCACTACAATAGCTGACATCAATACGAATGCAGTTGATAGAATAACAGTTAAGTTAGCTGAATCAATAACTAAAGGTCAAGCGGTGTATATTTCGGGTGCAAATGGAACTAATATACTCGTTTCTAAAGCAGACAATACAACAGAAGCAACAAGTAGCAAAACATTAGGATTGTTGGAAACTACGGGCGCAACAAATGCCATTGTAAATGTTATTACAAGCGGTTTGATTGATGGTTTAGATACATCAGCAGCAACAGCAGTAGGTGATGCTGTTTGGCTTGGTACTTCGGGCAACTTAATATTTGGATTGGCTTCTAAACCTTATGCACCTGCACATTTAGTTTACATCGGTGTTGTATCGAGAAAAAGCGCAACGGTTGGGGAGATAATCGTTAATATTCAAAACGGGTTTGAGCTCAAAGAAATTCACGATGTTAGCGCGCAAACACCTTCTAATAAGAATGGTCTATTTTACAACACCTCAACTTCACTATGGGAGGCAAGGGCAGTAGCAGCAACGGACATTGATGCTAATGTAAGCAATACTGAATTTGGTTATTTGGATGGGGTGAGTAGCAATATTCAAACGCAATTGAACAATAAAGTAACAGTATTCGCATCAGCAGCAGATGGTGCATTATCATCATCAACTACTAACATAATTAGTATTTCAGTATTAATTCCTGCCAACACATTTGCAGTTGATGATGTAATAAGAATAAATCACAGAATAAGAGCAACGGGTGTATCAGGTGGAAAAGAAACAAGAATTTACGTAAATACTACTTCAAGTTTAACGGGCGCAATAGTAGTATCACTTGCAACTTTAGGAGCCACAACTTTAGCCGCTAATTTGCAAAGGTATTTAGCAATAAAAAATGCAACAACAAACACAGAGGTAGTTAGTGTCACAACAAGTTTACTTTCTGATTATAATAATGTGCCAAGTCCTGCAAGTGTAACTACACTTGCTATTAATTGGACAGTTGACCAATATATTATATTTGCGGTCAATGCACTTAATGGAGCAGATAGTTTAAGAGCAACAATGTATTCAATAGAAAAATTATGATAATATACGGACAAAATGTAACGAGCAATTACTTTGCTCAAATCGGTGATAACGGATGTCATATCGAACTTGACTTTGATATTAAATTCGTTTACCTTGCCGATACTGGCTATGCAACAATGCAAGAATTACAAACTGCCGTAGAGGCATTAACATTCCCTAAAAGATAATGATACATCACAACCACCCCGACAATAGCATACCAGTAATCATCACATCAATCACACTTCAAGCAGGGGTGTGGCTATCAGATTTATTTGTCAACCTCGATTTAGTCGGCATCTCGGCAAGTTTGTACGAATTTGCAAAGTTAGGGGCATTGTGCATATCAATGTGGGCATCTTATAGGGTGGCTATTAAGAACAAACCCGATGACAAACCAAAACTTTAATGACCTTAAACCATTAATGGCTGCTATCTGCGTTGTGTTGTTATTTCTATGCGTAATGCTATATCACTATAGGCAACTTGGCAAGTCCATTGCAGCGACATTTAAAGGCGGTGTGATAGCGTTGTTAGTGATGTTGGGGATTATTGATGAGCGGTAAAAAAAACAGCCCCACATTTCTGCGAGGCTGCTATCTAACTAACTATGAAACACGTGGGCAAAGATAGGAAATTATTTCAATCCAACAA